AGATTACTATATATGTTCGAATTGTTATCGTGCTTGTAGCAATTCACCTCTTCCTCCCATTATTATTAGCATATTATATCGTTCTTCAAAAACCTTTAAATCATAGCTAAATTCATTTAAATCAGCGGTTGTTTTTCTAAACCCAATTGGATTGTTGTTAGTATCGCAAATAATATTGATTGTTCTTGGTGTGGGATTGATTGGTGGTTCTAAAGTGTTAAATTCAAATCCAACCTTTGAAAATTTATTTAAGTTCATGGCCCCCGATGGCTGATAAACCGAACGGTCACTATCTAAACAAAAATTATAACAATACAATCCATCTTTAGCAGAACCACTTGTTCGCTTCCATTTTTCAATATATTCATAAATACCAGCATCCAATACATTTTCTCTATACATACCCTGCAACACTACCCCCATATCAACTAATATTTCTTTTTTATTGTAAAAATAATCCCCTATCGCACCGGTGATATAAAAATTTCGCGGATTTTTAATTGTTTTTGAATTAAATAACGGAAAATTGTTTGTAATCTTTTGCGGTTCTATATTGTTATATGTCCAGTTTGTATAATTTGACCATTCATTTCTAAGGTGTACATCATTTCTTCTAAAACGAAACATATAATTTGCTACCATATCTTTACTATCAAATTCTGTTATTTGCGTGCCGGCGACAGAAAGTTGCTCATATTCATAAATTTGTTTAATAAGCAATTTATATGACTGTGACGCAAGAACTCGTCTTTCATCTTGTCCTAAAAATATATAAGTAGATATCAAATGAATATCACTATTCCAATCATTTCTGGTTTGGTCGTACAAAGACAATGTTCCAGATATGTCTTGCGGCGGGTTTAAAAAATGCCACATTTGATGATGAAGTTCGTTGGGATTTGGAGCACGACGATAACTTATACCACTCGCACTATTTACAGCATCTACATCATTTATAGTATACAATTTTGATATTGGCTCAAAAGTTATTTTGATATTTATTTCTTGATATTGTAATGCCACTAATGGCAACGCCATCTTACTAGAATCCGAAAAAAATAAGTTTAATGGTATATACAATTTGCGACCTTGAATAGACGGAATCACACCTGTTTCATCTACATACATCGCATTTGGATATACATTGGCACGATTGCCACTAAACGCCGGATTATTTAATTCTGGTATATTTCCAGTCATTCTATTCCACAAATCCTTTTTTGAATTACTAAAATCCCGTTCTTTTAAACAATTTAAATACTCCCCCGAAAACTTACTTAAAATAATAGGGCCCGAATATACTTCTACTTCACGAATCATATTTGTGCCTAGTTCTTCAATCCATCTAAATTGATAGGGTTTCAAAGGAGTCGTTCCGGAAGTTGTTTGAGAAGTAGCATCAAACTCGTAAAAAGGACTCCATATATCCGGAAGCGATACACATACATAAGTATCGTAAAGCATTTCTGCATAACGAGGTATCTTAAAATCAAGAACGGTTGGAGTATTATAGTTTAAAATACGACTGCCTTTGTAATCAATTCTGAACCGTTGTAGTCCAAAATTTGTATGTTTTTTATACACTGCTTGAAAAAATGTTTTTTTAGGATTTCCATTTATTATTACATTTTCATTACCGTATGATGTTAAATTTAATAATCCACCACCCATTTAATTAATATATTATAATATAATAATAATTTTAATATATTATTTATTGTATTTATTGTATTTATTGTATTTGCGCAATAAAATAAATCTACTTATATATTAAATATGAATGAAAGGAGATCATTTCCTGACTTTTTTGACAAATCCAATATATTAAAAAAAGCACCGACACCCGGTAACGCAAATATTCCAAAAATAGAAGAAACCGGTGGCGATATGTTAGAAAATATGGGTAAACAGTCAGCGGAACAGTTGGCGAAGTTTAAAAAACAAGTAATAGAATATTATAAAATGATTACTAGCGATAATAAGATATTCCTACGAGTTATATTAGCTATGTGTGTCGTAACCGCGCTTCTTATTATATCTTTTTACATTAGAAATCGAAATAATAAAAAAACAAACAACATTTACGCATTAAATAAAAACATTAAAGATTATAATAAATTTAAGGACGAAAACGACATCGGCCCGATTGCTAACTTTAATTTTAACGAAACATATGATAAAGTTCATAAGCGACCGACTTCTTTAAAAGATTACTATATTTTGGGTAGTTACAATAGTTGTTGTGGGGGTGAAGTGTTTAATAACTGGATGGATGTTGGTATATTAGAAAATACAATAAAAATGGGACCCAGAGTATTAGATTTTGAAATATTTTCATTAAATGGCGTTCCTATTGTTGCCGCCAGTTTAAAAAACGCAAATACAAAAAATGAAAATTCTTATTCAAAAGATACATTAAATCATTTAGAAGTTCCGACTGTATTAGAAACATGTAAACAAGCATTGTATGGTATAACAACACAAAACGCAAATGACCTTTTAATATTAAATTTTAGGATAAAAACGCATAATACCGCTGCACTAAATGCTTTATCTCAAAACATTAAAGATGCCTTTCAAGCTAGTTTATTGCCCGCTGATTTTGGTAATGGAGGGAGAGAAAAAAATGTAGTAAATGAAAACATCAAAAATTTAAAGCAAAAGGTTATCATTTCAGTCTATGATGATACTAATACATTTAAAGAAACTGATTTATATAAAATTACCAACATATGCAACAATATGGAAAATAAAGATATGGGAGGGGTTGAGTTTTTAAGAAATTATGATGTCCAATATGAAACAGATAAAGAAGACATGATAAAGAAAAATAAATTAACTTTGAAAATTGTAATACCAGATGAAACAAACGAAAAGCAAAACCCTCCTCATAAAATACACAGAGAAAATGGTTGTCAAATATCGTTGTTGCGTTTTAGTTTGTATGATTCTAATTTAAAAGAAGCGCTTAGTTATTTTTCTAATAATGAATCTGCGTTCGTGATGAAATCAGATAAGTATAGATACAAGCCAATCATATTACCAACGCCTAAAAAAATGGATCCAAGAGTAAAAAAAATACTACAACAAAATAGTTAAATTAAGTTAATACATTTACATTTTACTTGATATAATTTACAATCTATGTAATTTACAATCTATGTAATTTACAATCTATGTAATTTACAATCTATGTAATTTACAATCTATGTAATTTATAATTTATATTCTTTATAATTATATTCTATATAATTTATATATAATATGAATCGACAAACATTTCAAGAACGAGAATTGTCTATATTAAGAAGTGCGGTAGATAAGATTGAGAAAAGCACCGGTTATAGTTTAATTAATAACCCTAGTGTAAAAACAATAATTGAAATAGTCGAGCAATTTTTAAGAGATAAAAAAAGAATATGTTATGGTGGAACGGCTATTAATAACATCTTGCCTTTAAAAGACCAGTTTTATGATAAAAATGTGGAATTGCCTGATTATGATTTTTATTCACATGAACCCATGAAAGACGCAAAAGAACTAGCCGATATTTATTACAAAAAAGGATTTGAAGAAGTGGAAGCAAAAGCAGGTATGCATCCAGGAACATTTAAAGTGTTTGTAAATTACATACCGGTTGCAGATATTACTTATTTAATTGATGATATTTATAAAAATATTAAAAAACGATCAATTATCGTTGATGGTATTTACTACACTCCAGCAAATTATTTAAGAATGTCTATGTATTTAGAATTATCGAGGCCAAATGGCGATGTCAGTCGTTGGGAAAAGGTATTAAAACGTCTTAGTTTATTAAACAACCATTATCCATTAAAAGGGCGTCGTTGTGATCGTGAAGAAATACAGCGATTGTTTGAATATGGTGTAAAAAAATCGATTAGTAAAGACAAAAGTGCTGATACATCACCTGAAAGTTTAAATAGCAAAGATAGTAGTTATGGTGATTCTATTTTTATAACAGTTAGAGATTCATTAATAGCACAAGGATGCGTATTTTTTGGTGCGTATGCCAATCGTATGGTTTTAAAACAGCACCCAAAAATAAAACATATACCAGTTGATAAAATACCTGATTTTGATGTTCTTTCAATTGAACCACGCAACACCGCTAGAATTATTAAAGAAAGACTTACTGATATGGGGATAAAAAAAATCAAGATTCAGAAAAGAAATGGTGTAGGTGAAATAATTGCTCCTCACTATGAAATTAAAGTTGGTAAAGAAACAATCGCTTTTATATATGAACCGTTGGCATGTCATAGTTACAACGAAATTAAATTTGGAAGCAAAACGGTAAGAATCGCAACGATAGATACGATGCTAAGTTTTTACTTGGCATTTGCTTATGTCAAACGACCCTATTATAATGAAAACCGCATTATATGCATGAGTGAATATTTGTTTGATGTTCAGCAAAAAAATAGATTGACACAAAAGGGTTTGTTAAAGAGATTCACAATTGATTGTTATGGAGAACAATTAACGATGGAGAAAATGCGAGCAGATAAATCAGACAAATATAAAGAATTAAAAAATAAGAAAGATTCAAAGGAGTTTGATTGGTTTTTTTTACGATATATTCCAGCACAAACCAACGATTTTAAAAAAACGACAGGTAAATCCACAAAGAAAACAAGGACTAAATCAGAAAAGGAAACCGCCAATCGTAATAAAACCGCAAAAAAGGGTAGAAAGAAGGCAAAGAAAACAAGAAAATCAACTAATAAACGAACCACGCTTATCTCCCTTTTTAAATAAAATAGCCCGCTTAATCTTGGTATAAATTTTATAATAAATACTTTATAAAATTTACCGATTTGTTATTGTTGATTACCGCGCTCATATGAATCCCTTACAAAACACTTAAATGATTTGACAGAGAGTTTAATCCATAAAACATAATTCCAAATAATGAGGTTTGAACTAAATAACCACTTAAAGTATGGAACCCATCTTTGTTAAACAAAGATGGGAAATTTCTAATAAATATCTTTTGAATGTACGGCAACTGCATTAAAAAGTATAACACCATTCCTAATATTGGTGTTTGAAACTCGTCATATACTTGATCTAGTCTAGCAGTATTATTTTCCTTTTGTTTGGATTGTTTTACTAAATCTTCAAATGTATCATCATCATCTATATAGTTTTTCAACCTTTCACCTACATCGGGAATATGATTTATTTTAACATTAGGATCAAAACTAACTTGTGAATTTTGGTTTGGAATATGTTTACTTGGAAGTCCGGTTAATTGACTTGCACTTGCTTCTTGTAAACCACTTACGATTTGACTTATAGACTCTTTAGAAAGTTCAGCAATAACACTTTTATTATCACCGGTATCATTTACGGCCATTTTAACATTTTCAGAAGGATTTAATTCATTGGGCAAATTATTGATATCACTGGTTGATGCAGAAGATTCCATTTTATACATTAATAATAGTAACTAAATGTATAAAATACGCATTTACACATATTAATTATTCAAATTCTACATAATCTGTGTTGTCTTTACATTGTATAGCGGATGGTTTGTATTTATAACATTTATTATCAAATTTATATGTTTTACCCTCGATTTTATCAATAGTAGGGGCTTTAAATACTAAACAATTTCTATCATTACAAACCTTTCTAAATAATGTGGACAAACCCAATCCTAACAATATAGATATAATTACTTTTCCAAAATCACTATATATAAGTCGTCTTAAATACATATATAATTTATAAATAATATATAATTTCACAAATAATATATAATTTTACATACACATAAAATATCACCTATTGAACTTTATATTCTTCGATGTCTTTTGAATTTACAGGACACTGTGTGATTTCTTTTTCAAATTTAAAACAGTTATCTGCTTTGTCTTTGTATAACAATTTATTTGTGTTTGAAGGACTGGGGTAAACATAAATAATTCTTTTTTTTGGTGACAAAACATATGATAAAAATAACCCAGCAAACAATGCCAACAAAAACACCTTTATATCAATAAATTTAGATAGTGTCATTATATATTATTATTTAGATTGTTATTTTATTTAGATTGTTATTTTATTTAGATTGTTATTTTATTTAGATTGTTATTTTATTTAGATTGTTATTTTATTTAGATTGGTTAGTTTGGCATTAATTAACATTTTTCACTATTTCAAACTGTGTTATTAATACTTCCTTATTTTCTATAGAGGTTTGTTTAAAACTAAACGTGTTTTTATATACATCTGTTGCGATCTTCTCTTTTTCAATGTTGACCTCTTGATATTTAATTTCCCGCCTTTTATCAAACAAAGCAGTTAATTTTTGGGTAAATTGGCTAAAAACATCTATTAAATCCGTATCGCGATTTGTTTCTTTATACTTTTTGATGGACTTATTATACTCGCTTATTGATTTTTCTATTTCTTTGTTAATATATTCTAATGCTTCTGTTCTATTATATGAATTTTCATATTCATCGACATGGACCTCTCCCACACCATCTGTGTTTGATTTAACAACAAATGTATTGTTTTTTTCGTCATATGATTTGCGTAATTTATCTAATTTACCATTTAGTTTTATTAAATTGTCTTTTAACCTTTCAAACTTACTAACCACATAATCCTCGTCTTTTAAATTAAACAATAAATCTAGTTTTAATTTTATAATGTCTGTTTTTACAATTTCTAATTTATCATGTAATATTTCTATTAAGTCGTCGTATGATTTGTAATTTGCTAGTTTAATATTGATATCTAAATCACATGGCGTATTAGAAGAACATTTTGCTATTAAATACACTTCCTTTTTTCCATCTTCCTTTTCAACTATTCTTTCAAAGGCCGTCCCGCCTTTTTTTTTACATTTGATACATTTGATTTGTGCATTAATATCGCCGCCATTTTTTAGTATTTTTTTAATTTGTTCACTATATTTTTGCTTTTTACTATAATAATTATTTAATGCTTCTGTGTATTTTGTACCATCACTCATTTACTATTAAATGTTATAAAAATTTTTATGAAGTTTCACAAAATCACTTTCAAATTTAGGAAGATTGGTGATAATTTCATTTCTATCTTTTAACTTTCTATCTGATAATAATTTAATTTTATTTAATATGTAATATTTTTTAAGTTGTTCTTTTTGTTTTAAATCTTCTAAAGTTGGTTTATGTTTCCGCTTATAATACAAGATTCCTCCAATAATAAGGCAAAAAATTAAAAACAAGGTAATATTGGTGTTTATTTTATCAATGTATTGTTTTTTGTTTCTATTATTTTTCAGTGTTTCGCTTATAAAATACCGAACACCCGGTTCTATTAATGTCGCCTTTTGTGTATTCATAATATATAATTATTAATAAATAATAATAGAAAAGAAAAACAAATTAACAAACAAAGAAAGCGTAAAATAGTATTGTATAAATAATAAATAATATATAATATATAACAATGTTCATGATTTTATCAGTTCATGTATTTATAATTATATTGTATTTTGCATTCAGGTATTATACACAAAAAATAAATACTTACACTGCTAGTATGATGTTGCCAATATCTAGCACCACAAAATACATAATAATGCCAGTTGTTTTAATGATAATGTTTTTAATACAAGGATTTAGTAATAGACAGTTATTGTCTAAAAAATGCAATGTTGAAATGATACAAACCGCATTAATGACATCTGCCATAATCATGTTTTTTGTATTTGGTTTAATCATTGGATTAATAGAAGCATTCCCCATTTTAAAACGACCATTTGATAATACATTTGGTTATTTTTTATGTGGTATGGATGTAGAAACTCTAAAAACAATAGTTAATAAAATCTATATCCCAAATGTTAGAAATGATGATACCAATATATTAGAAAGTATTATTAGAGATGAATCTTTGCAAATAAACACTGTAAACCCAAATAATTTTCAAATGAAAATGCTCGATTTGAAAATACCAGAAAAAAACAATAATATAGTTATGAAATATTACAATTTAATATTAAGAAAAGATTTGATAGGTTCATTTGTTTTATATATTTTAGCAATAGGACTGGCTGTAATTATTAACCAAGAAACTATTAATAATATTCAGTGTAAAAAAACAGATGAAGATATTATTAAAAGTTTAGATTCAATTAATTTAGAATAACCACAAAAACAGCATAATTTAATATCAATTATTTATAAATGAATGATGCTACGAATAAGTCCAAAGATTTTTTAGCGGACGCAATTAATTCGGAAGAAGGTGTTAAAATTAAACGACCCGCAAAACAAAATGTAAAACAATTTCAAGGTATGAGCAGTGGTGTAATCGGGTTTGTATATTTGTTTTTAATTATCATTATTGCTTTTATACGATTTAGTATGACACGCATTAAAACATATACTAAAGATATGTTATTACCTAAAAAAAACTTTAAACCATATATATTAGTTCCTATACTAATTGCGGTGTTTACGGTGGTCCAAGGTTTCATTAACTCAAATGTGTTATATGCTAGATGTGATAATGCAATGTATATTGAGTCATTTACAACGGCAGCAACAACGATGACTTTTATATTTGGAATAATCGGGGCGTTGATTGAAGCATTTACTTCATGGAAGCGCCCTTTTACAAACACATTTGGTAACTTATTTTCGTCATTTGGAAAAAATTTAAAAGACGATGTAGCTACACAATTGTTTGTGCCAACATTTAAAAAAACAGACACCCAATTAAGTGAAAAAATAAGAAAAGACATCGATATAATTTTAAGAGAGATTACGCCTTATAACTTCCAACTGTTTATAAATAATTTAAATGTGCCTGTAAATGAAGGAACGAAACCAACCATTATTAAATTTTACAATAAATTATTAAGAAAAGATATAATATCAACAACTGTGTGGTATATATTAACTATTATTTTGGTTACAACAATTAATATGAATACAATACTTGGTATGCCTTGCGATAGTCCAATTAAAATTTAGGCAAGGTTAGGTAATATAATATAAATAAGTAGCATAATACTGCTAAAAATATTGTAATAAGCCATATTGGCAAAACTGTTTTTTTTCTAGAAGCCAATCCAAATTGTCTTAAAGAACCATCTTTTCCATAAATAATAGATGGTTTGGCTATTTGTATAACAATAAATAAAATAACAAATAGAACAATAGATACAGATGTTATATTTTGTCTGATAAATAGGCGAAACATTATTATATATATACTATTAATTTAATATTTTAAATAAGAAAATGTAAAACTAAGAAATTTTACTATTAACAGATGCATAAAATATAGTTTTTATTTATAAAACTATATTTTTATTTATAAAACTATATTTTTATTTGTAAAGATATAGTTTTATTTAGTTAATAACCTTCATCGCCGTCTAGATCACCAAAATCATCATCTTCTCCCATCATCCTCATATCCTCCATTTGCTCTACATCGGCAATTCGGGTTTCTTCATCTTCATATGCGGCTTCATCGTCATGAACCGTTTGTGTTGATTCAGTTTGTTCCCTGTCAACTTGTTGTTCTGTTTGTATGATTGCTTGTGCTAATTCATCTTCTATTTCGCGATCATACTGTTTTTTATTATAAATATACAACGATTTGGTTTGACCCAAATTCCAATTACCTAATTTCGCATTTTTCATGTAATCTTCTGATTTGCGGTCTTCTTTACTCATATTTTTAAATGTTTCAACTATGCGTGTTTTTTCGTGTTCTTTATCATTCAATACTTTATTTTGTATATCTTCCATCGATAAGTTAATTGTTGATTTTTGATAAATAAGTGTTTTCAATATAATATTAACAATCTCACTAACTTGATTTTGCAATTCTATATCTTCATCTTCCTCGCCTTCTTCTAATTCGTTGTATATATTTAAATAATTATTTAATGCTTTCATTATTAAGTGCTTATATAACAAAATTGTGATTGTATTATTAAATACACTTTTCTTTGTTTCTTGATTACCAATAATATCCGAATAAACTGGTATGTATTTTGAAAATTCGTGCAAAGAATTATTTTTTTCAACCACCGTTTCTAAATATTCGTTTAAATGACTATCGCCACCATCATCGCCAAATCTAGAAAAACCACCCACTTCTTTTTGTATTATCTCTCCCAATTTGTTATTATGATACTCACTTAGCTTCCAATGTTTGGGCATTGTTTTAGAGACCTCATCAAATGTCACCCCACCAAGAATAAGTTGTGGATACTTTACACAAACATTAAATAATGTATTTTTCAAGTAATTTAATGAAAATAAACTTGTTTCATCGTCACTTGTTAAATATTCGCCACCATTGCGAGTCTTAAATGTTTCCATATTCATAATAAACTCTGTTATATTACGACCCGCAGCGGTAGCACCGATGTTATCAGATATAGATTCATACAACTTCGTATTTTTAGATTTCAATAATAAAATAAAATCATTTACACCGTCATCTGTTGATTCAGTATAAACAAAATCAAAACTATCTAACACATTTTTTAGCAATAAGCTAACTACTTCTTTATCTAAAATATCAAAAACACCTCCGACATCAACGATAACATCACGTAATTTATCTTCAAATAACTTTTTAGGAGATTCGATGTCATTTATATATCCCTGGCTAATAACATTTCTTTTAGATATAATATGGATAAGTTCTATTAAACTATCCATAGAATATGCGTTCCCATCTTGCTTCATTTTGCTTATTTTCTCACTTAAGGTATCATACTTTTTAAAACTACTTTCATTATTAACACAAATTGCTGCTAATTTATCGTCTAATATAGCACCGGTATTATATTTACAATATTTTATAAAACTTAAATAAACAGTTGTTTCATCATAATCACTAGATACAATTGGATACTTAAGTTTAGTGTTTTCATCATTGTAAAACATAGACGCATGCATTAGTTTCATGTAATTGTTGTATTTTACCATCATTCCCTTTATTTCTTTATTACGTTCTATCAAAAGCGGTTCTTTTCCAGAAAAGTAATTAAAATTGTGTGTGGTTTCATTGCAACACGCATTTTCCATAAACGGTATGTTGTTTAATGTATTTAACACGACTTCTCTGTTTTTAACAACCCGTTCCATATCTTCTTGTATTAAAAACGATTGATTAATTACTTTACCCATCAAGCTAAAAATGTATGAAAATTGTCTAATATCTCCTTTTCTTATACTTTCATCAAGCAATTTATCGAAATTACCCGATAAGCATCGTGTTTCTTCTACATTAACCGGATTTAAACTAGGTAAAAAAGTTCCCCATGTTTTAATATCAAAATCACTTACTTCTTCGGATAAACTCATGTTTAAAATCATCCAATCTCTTTTTTCATTTAATTTACTACTAATATCCGACTCATTTAATATTTTGGTTTTAAGGAATTTTATAATTGTTGATACCAGTGAGTCTTTTACTTTATTAAAGTTGGAACGGTTGGTTTTTGGTAAAACATTATAAGGCCGGACACTACTTCGCAGTTTTAAAAACAAACAAGCAATATAAGAAACAATCGATTCATCGCCGCTTTTATCCAACGGAAATCCATCAAATGACATTACACACCCTTCAAATGTGGGCGCTCTTATTAAATGTGGCGTAAGCAATTGTATACCGATTACATACAAACTAATTAACAAAATTATTTTAATTTCATCATTTGCTTTTTCGTAATCTATTTTTTTCTTTTTCTTGTCTTTTTTATCTTTCCTTTCTTTTTTTTCATCCGCACTTTCTTTTTTAGAATACTTTTTCATAAAAATGATCATGTATTTAATAATAAAATCGTGCTGTTGCTTTGTATCTATTTTCAGTTTTTCGTCCAACGTTTTCAATATTTTTTTTACATCTTTAATTAACTCTGTTTGCTTTTTATCAACAATCACCTCCGCCGTTTTATGCTGTAATACGATGTCTGTTTCTTCTTCTAGAATAGCTCGTGATACGCGCTTAAATCCACTTTTCTCATATCCTTCATTTTCATCATACTGCAATTTAGTAATCATGTATCCGCTGTGTTTATCAACAATACTATCACCGTCCGCAGTTCCCCGTAATCTAATTATTTCATTTAAATTATCGATATAATGTCCGCTTTGAAACCCGATTGCTAAATCATAGTAAAAAGTCGGTAGCAAAGGCACATTTGTTTCATAGCAATAATACCAATATACCGACTCATCTCCCACCGATTCTCTACAATAAGTGTTAATAAAGTATAGTATATTCCCCATTTTTGAGACCATATCATAATCCGACAATATCTTGTTTTTCAACTCTTCATGAGGCGAAACCATAACTTCTTCAGCAGTCAACATTTTACCAATATTTATTTTTTGTATATCGTATTTTAAGTCACGCGTTTTATTTAATATTTTAAGTAGTTTGGCCGATTCGTTGCCTTGTGAAATCCTTTCTGAAATCATTTTATTAATCTCTTCTTTGTTTTTTAATTGCATCTCATCATAGTGCTTTATTAGTTCTTCAGCAGACCATTCATCAACCGTTTGTTCTTGATTTTCCTTATTCATGCATTCTTTGTTTATTTTCAAACAATTCTGTTTTACATTACAAAATCCGATTTCATCAACAGGTTTATTTGTTTTATCGTCGTCCAATTCCCACTTGTTATTTTTTCTAACATAATAATGCATTTCATAACCGTTGGGTTCTAGTATCGCATAATCACCTTCTTGAACGCTTTTATAACCGTCGGTCATACTTCTGGCATCTAGTTCGGGATTTTTCGCGCGCATTTCAGTTAAGTGTTTTACCAAGTCATTATAAGATATTTCACCACCACGCTCTTCGTTTAACCCTTCTAAAATATCATATGGGGTATCATCGTATTTCGAGTCGTATTCCACATTTTTATTATTGTCTTGTAATAAATCGTCTAATTCAAAATATTTTTTCGACAATTTAACATCATCTAAGGGAGTTGGATCGCATTCACTATTATCAATACTTCTCCGTTTTAATTCTTGTTTTATTTCACTTAATGTTTCTGGAGTTAATTTGCTGTCATTTTCCGCGTCATCCAAAGAATTGTGTATTTCCCGTGCTATTATCGACATCATCAATCGACCATCGTCTAACCGATACATTTTATTTAACAACTGCATATCCGTTTCTTTATCAATATTATACAACTTTCTAACCTCGGCCGACTTAATGTATTTCTCTAAATCACTTATCTTAACATAATTTTTAATGAATTTTATGTAATTATTGTATTTTATGAGGTTGCTAATTTTTTCTTTTTTGTATTTTGCAATTTGATTTTCTATATAATCTTTCATACGTAAGTAATCATCGTAAACTATTCCATCTTTGTGTATATGATATGGCGTTAAATATTGGGTTATCCTATCAAGAGATACACCATTTTCTATTTCAGATTGTAAATTTTTAAACAACTCGTTTACATTTAATGTTGTATTATCAACAACTTCTTTCCATGGAATGGGTGTTTCGCTTAACGTTTTATTTGAATGATACACAATATTATCAAGTATACTGACAGGAGACGATATGTCATTCAACATTACCTCTGTATTATCATTTAAAATACTACCGTAATGAATTTGATTTTCATGATAGCTTACTTTTTTCAATATAGGTGTGATATCCGAAAATATATTTGAATATTGCATTATTTCGTATGGAAGTGTTATGAATCCTTTAATGTATAATTTATCACTCAGTGTAATTGGCAAACGTTCTGTATTGGATGGGATAAATTTAGAACACCCCTGACGTTTTTTAGACAGCGGCTTAAGTTTGGTTAATCCAACACTTGTTTTGTCAATTACAAAGCGGTCATCGTTAGTTAATTCTCCCATTTCCCCTTTTTCATCGTAAACGATATTTATACTTTTAAAATCATCCATATTTTCAACAATAACATTATTACCATATGATTCCATTACTAGCATATCAGATTGTTGCATTGGCTTATCATATGTAGTAAAATCAATATTTTTGTAGAAATAGTCGTATTTGTTTTGTCCATCCGGTATTGTATTTGATTTATATTCACTATTAATTCTAGTTAATTCGTTTATAAAATCACTGGTTGTTTTAATTGAAATATCATCATTTTCACCATCAATATCATATATGTGTTTTTTTGTTTCCACTACAGGTAACGCCCAATACACCGTCTTTGCGTTATTTAATAATTCTGCGATGGGTTTGTAATCGGTGGTTTTATATAAAGTATCTGAAAAATATCCTTGTTCATCAAAAGTGGAAAATTCGTCCCTTAACTCTTTGTATCTTTCTAACATAACATTAATGTGTTTTAAAAACTTAGAAGTTCGTTGTGATGATGGAACACTAGACAGCAGATCATCCATCAAGTCATCGACCTGATCTTTTATATCGTATATTTTTTCTTTTTCAGACAATTCTACTTCTTCCCTTATCTCTCCCAAATCTTCGTCTAAAAATTCAATATCTTTTATATCAATCAAATCATCTTCTAAATTAACGTCTTCTTCATCTTGAAACATATCATCTTCATCTACATCACTTTCAAATTCACCATCCTGTGCCATCACATCTGTATCTATATCTTTTCCTTCCAGTTTTCCTTCCTTACCCGCCTCTCCTTCCCCTTCTACAACCTTTTCCACATCTCCTTCTAATCCCCTTTCCCTACTCCCTTCATCTTCCATCATTACATCTTTTTTTGATTTTGGTGGTTTAAAATCTTTAATGGATTGAATTGGTAAATCACGAGGAATACCTTTGTATTCAAAATCAATATATAAAAAGGAACCATCTGGATAACTTTCAATTTCAATTCTATCTTCTTCTAGATTTGTGATTTTCCCATTTATTATTGTAGGTAGTTCTCCTCCAAATTCAATGGTTATCCATCTGTTTACCACCAAGTCATTTTGCCTAGCAAACCCTGGTTTTTCTGGATTATACAATATAAGTAGTTGTTCTATGGATTCCTCTGTTAAAAATCCTTCAGCCACATTTAAAATTGTTTTCTTAAGTGACTTTTGCTCTAATAACTCTATTTCTTTTTCATCTATATAATTAACCATAAACACATTGTCGTTTAAATCGCCATTATCTGGTGCTACAATTTTAATAATCTGTCCTAAAGACAAAAATAAAGAATCCGACATTTTTTTTTCCATTGTCTTATAAAATAACTAGAAATTATATTCAAATATTATTAAGTGTTTATCATATTATTAAATTGATTTAAATAAATAATGATAAACTAAATATTAATAATAATTATGTATAATCTTAGCGAATATTTCGATTTCACCCGTATCAATGATAAAGACTATTGTGAGTCAAAAGATTTGATTGTAAAGAAAATACATAATCTACATCTTTTAAAATACAAGAAAAATAGGTTGAATTCTGATAATACAGAAACGTTGGGGCTATTTCGTTCGGTTATTGTAGACAACGATCGCGTTGTTTGTTTTGCGCCTCCTAAATCATTAGCACTTAACCAGTTTGATGATTGGTCTAAACTTGAAGACGACAAATATGTTAGTCAACCATATATAGAAGGAACGATGATTAATATGTTTTGGTCTCCGGAAATTGACGATTGGGAAATATCTACCAGAAGTAATATTGGTGCGAATTGTTATTTTGATAAAGATGAAAAAACCACATTTAGAACAATGTTTTTAGATGCGATGCTATTCTGCGATCTTGAGTTTGAACATTTCAACAAAAACTTTATTTATAGTTTTGTGATGCAACATCCTAAAAATGTAAGAGTTGTTCCTGTCAACAGGGCGTTTGTTTATTTGGTAAATATTTACCAATTGGTTAATAACTATTGTGTAACAACTGTAATAACTGATGGTGGAGAACACGGTGATTGGCATAAATTTCGAAATATTACAATTCCAACTATTGTTCCTGATGTATCTTCTTATAAAGCATATAT